AAAACATGGTTACTTATTCGTAGTAGTGCTGATTTCTTCTCTGCATCGGCTTTAGCAGCATTTAATTCAAACTTCTTAGTCTCAATCTCCATTTGATTGGCATCATCTAATCTTTTTTCTTGAGACGCTCTCATTTGATCATCACGAATTTGATTTTGTTTCTGAATTTCTAATGAGTCATTCTGAAATTTATCCTGGCTTTTTCTGGCATCTATCTGTCCTTGTAGCTGTGTTCCTCTTAGTGCATTTTCAGCATTATTATTAGCGGTTACAGCGGCCAAATGATCTCGATTGTATTGCGCCTCATTAGCATACCTTTCACCTTGTAACCCTAGCTCACGCTCTTTAAATGATCTATTTTCGGCATCAGCACTTGCTGCTTGCTGCATCTTTCTATCTTCTATCTCATTTGCTCGTCGTCTTTGCAGTGCAGCATCCACCATGCCAAAGCCATTAACAAAACCATCTGCAAAACCTACACCACCTAAACCTGAACTCATCGCTTTATCTCCGGATGACTAAAATATTGAGTTGAATAGCTGATATAAACCACCTACTATAGCAACTGCTCCAGCTGCCCCACCGCCTCCTGAATTGCCACCAGACTCTCCTCCTGAACCTGATTCAGCAGAGCTTGAGTTAGTAACATCAGTATTTAATGATTGTGTGGTTTCTCCACTTGCAGCTGATCCTGTAGAAGATCCAATATTGCTTCCTGGATTAGCAGTGTTGTAGCCGCCACCTGTGCCATTATCATAAGCATTTCCACCTGCATTACTGCCGACAACATTACCCGAAGCAGTTGAACCTGATAGACCTTGGCCACCAGTTGTTCCTTTTAATTGAGCATTGAATGTTTGTCCACCAGCATCACTGCCAACTATGCCACCGCTTCCTCCTGCACCATTAGATTGATCGCCTGTACCTGATCTAAATATATCGCTGTTAGAAATAGAATTTCCGGTAGCTGAGTTATTCATGCCACCTGAGCTGCCTAGTGCTTCACGATTAGCTAATCCTTTTGCTTCTCTAACCTCTTGATCATGCTTATAACCTGCATAAGCAATGCCTAAATTGACAGCAGATCCAGCTATAGCACCATTACGATTGTTATTAGCAATATCGTTTTGGTATTCTAAGCTTGATTTTTGCGCTTGCCTGGCATTTGCTATATCTGTTGCGCTTTTATTTAAAAAATTAGCTTGCCGTAATTCACTTCTTCCAGTGTCTAATAAGCTCATAATCGTATCTCTTTTATTTTATTCATGCCTGTCTCCCAATTTGTGAGCTTTGATTAGCAAGGCCACCACTAATCACGGCATTCTTGCGATCAATATCCCATTGTCTTGCTGAATTAGTGGCGTTATCCATAGACTGTGACTTGTTAATATCTACAGTGGTATCCATCGCTTGTTGTTGCTGTGCAGTATTAGCAACACCCATGCGTGACATATCTCTGTTTTGCATATCAACTGCGCCACCATAGGCTGTATCGACAGATTTGCGAGCTGTATCTAAGCCTTCTTGGTTAAATTTTGTATGGATCCCTGTTCCCATATCTTCAATTAATTTATCTTCAACAGGACGAAACCGTGTCTTGTAATCCTGCCATTGTGCTTTCATTAATTTTGCACGTTTAGCTGACGCTACTTCATCGCGCTGTGCATATTGATCTGGTAGTTTTGGTGAATCACCCATGATAGTGTCCTATTGCTTAGGTCTAGTTAAGTAGTCTGTCACACCAGCTGCACCTGCACCGGCAAATGTGCCATAACCATTTAGCTCGCTTTGTCTAGCATCAAACTTATTCTGACTATTTTTAATTTGTGCATCGACAGAGTTATTGGCCACATCAGCTAGACCTTTGACAGCATCAACTGATTTACCTTGACCCATATTAATAACACCCTCAATGCCTTGCAGATAGCGATCAGTAACGCCTAAATTAGCTTTATTTCGTGACTGTGAGATGGTATTAGCTTGATCTTGGTATTTAGCCATGCCATAGCGATGACCAATGCCTGAATTAGCTAATCCTTGTGTTTGTGAGCCGAATTGGGTTTTGGCTTCATTAGAAACCATTGAGGAGGCTTGATTATGGTAAAGAGGATTATCAAGCTGATTAACGGATTTCATCCATGCATTTTCTATTGGGATATACTTTTTCTTGTAGTTAGCCCACTTTTCATCAGCAATTGCATTTAATTGGCGCTCCTCTTGATTAACCGATGGCACTAAATTGCCGCCAGAAGGTTTACTGCCATAAAAGGTATGTGGCAAGATTAAACAAAGCCAGTGTTTATAAAACTTCATTGTTGAATCCTTCTGTCATCACGACAGTAAGAGTAGAGCGCTAAGGCAAGTTGGGACAGATATTATCGACAGGTAAAAAATAAGTCGTCATTGACGGCCAGTTATGTCGTTTTGCTAGGCGTTTAAAACCATCGCGTGGTGATACAAAAATAATGGAAGTTGCATAGATATCTTTCGCTACTTCATTGATTGCATAGCGATAATCAGCAAAGTCCTCGTTAGATTCACTATACCATATCCAGATGAACAATTCTTTGGCAAGTGTGTACTGATTTTCCTGTGGATTGCAGATAATAAAGACATCATCTAGGGTAAAACAAAAAGACTGCCCTGCCAGACATTGGGCATAGACATCTTCAGGTCGCCAATCGAAATTATGATCTTTTTGTAGCTTCGTAATTTTAGGCTGAATATTATCCCAGACTAGGCGAATATCTTGTAGGGTAAAGCGTTTATCTAAGGTGCTATCGGCCATATGACTTCGAGTGGGTAATCAGGTTGTAGAGTAATATCTCGTAGTGCTTGCCGGTAATCTTGCCAGGCTTGATAAAGCACATCACCTAGTCTGGTTTGTGCAGATAAGGTATCAGTCCAATCAGAATCAATCAGCAGCGTTTGTCTTGTTGCTTTAATATTATGACTCAGATCGTCATTGATAGCCTCATCTGACAGGGTTGTAACAACGACATAATTATTGCCCTCTAGTTTTCGCATAGCCACTTTATTATCTATAGATAGCTGAGTCATATCTAAAGTAATACTAGCCGCTAATTCAAAGGCAGTGACTACATTTTCAATGGATGAGTGACCATTTAAATTAATGTTATTAACATCGTAATGACTAGGTATTACACCGGTTGACTGCTCTATTTGAGTGAATAAAGATTCAACCACCGCATTATCTTTGCTATAAATTATATAAATTGCCATCTTAGTATGCTTCATAAGGGTAAGCGATATTATCTATTGCCCATATGATATAGGAGTAGTATGTGTAATTATTAATTCCAGCTGTTCCTGCTCTACTCACTAATTTTAATTCAGGTTGTTCAGTAGTAGCATTAACTTGCAATGTTACTTTAGATGCTGGGTAATTCGTTGCATCCGTAGTATCAGATGATTCACTAACAACACCCATACTAATAGAAGTGCTTGTACTATTACGATAGTAAACACCCATTGACATTTCTCTCCATAACGCATGGCTAGTATTATAATTATCGTTTTCCCAATAACCTGTAACTTGTGCTTTTAATCTAAACATGCCTGATGTAAATATAGATATAGGCAATATTGCAGTTTGTACAGCAGTCCCCAAGATAGTAAACGTATAATTACCTTCAAAAATAATACGATTATGATAAGAACACCCAAATAAATTTAATGCATTTTGAGTTATTTTGGAATCCAAACCATTTTCATCGAGTTTAAATACAGAGGTATTAGCATTATTCCATCCTTGCAGACCATAGCTAGATCCTAGATTACCCATTTTAACACGGGTAGTATTAGAGGCATTCACCACACTAATAGCATTAGCCGCTGTTAAGTTGCTAGTCTTTAAACTTGCTGCACTTAAGCTACCTGTGATCATTAAATTGCCATCAAATACTTGTCCTCTCACTGACCATGTACCTGGATTGCCAATACTTGCAACATATTGTGTCAAGACCCAGCTAGGTGCTGTTGTATTTGGATAACATAAAGTAACTTCATCACCAACTACTAATGTTGATTGGCTATTGGGCATTGCAATAATAGCAGCATAAGCAGTTGCAGAATCCCATCCTGGATAACCAATAGCGGCATAAGTTGTAAATGTTCCTCTGCTGCCATTACCTCCATTACTACCATCATTGCCATTTTGAAAACTGATAACAGGGGTTGTCCAGCCGGTAATAGCTACTGCAGACGTATTTCCAGCTGCGGTTGAAACAACGGCTCTTGATGTATATACGGCAGTTGTTCCAGAAGGTATTGACGTGTACCAAGTAGCGCCTGTTGATGTTGGCACTGCTAAAACAGGTGGATTGCTAAAGGTATAAGTGCCACCGGTTGGCGTGCTGGTTGGCACACCTCTAGTAAATACAGTGACCTCTGCGACGGACGCACCTTCAACTCTTACCGGTGTATCCCATGTGTAATTTGCTGAGGCAGATGCTTTAAAGCCAGCGCTTGACCATAATGGATTAGCACTCGCAGGTACTGAGGCGACATCTGTGTACCATGTGATTGGTGCTGTGGGTGTGCCTGATGAGGCTGTGGGTATTGCTGGTTGTGAAGCAGCCCTTACAAAGACAAGATCAACCGCATCGCCACCGGCTCCAGTTGCACCGGCTTGTGAATAGGATAGCGATTGTTGTTTTGATATTGTTATTTCTGTGCCATCTTGTCGTTTTGCAATAATGGTAAAATCTATTTTAGCAGGACTGGTTGTCATGCTATTTGCATCGCCATAGGTTAAAGTAGTTGTTCCTGTTCCAGTTATGGATCCTGGCGTAATGCCTGTGGCAGCAGTTGTTACCCTAAACGTGCTATTTGCATAAGGACTTGATGAATCTTCTGTTAAGGCTGTTGTGCCTTCCCACACATTGATTTTAGTTCCTGATCCTGTATAGGTAACAACTCCTGCAGTTGATCTTGGCAACGTATGCGCTTCATTACTGAGCATCACCGTAATGCCATGCGATCCTGCTTTTAAACCAATCATGGTCATTTGATCTCTGGCCTCAATAGCTCCATCTAGGCCATCTTCTCTTATTTGTACTTCTAACTTATCTGGCATTCCAGTAAATGAAGTTTTAGGTGTATAGGTATAGGTATTTGAAGTGGTAGCTGTTCCAGTGCTAACATCATTCAAAAAGAACTCATAATAAACAACACCGACTGTATTAAAGACTGTTGCTGTAATGACAGAAGTAGCTGGGCTTGGATTTGCCCCGTTGGTATCATAAGTAAAACTTTGATTAGGCGTAGTTAATGAGACGGCCCTAGCTGCAATACCAGCTGCTCCATCAGCACCGGTTGCACTTTCTAAGGCAGCATTAATCTGAGCTTGACTAAATATTGTTAAATCATTATTAGCCTCGATTGCTGGCATTATCCATTGACGTATGCCGTTTAGACCTTCTGAGTTAGCATTAATATTCGTTATTGCAGCGTTAAGTGATTCCCGTACTGCGGATAAGACATTGCGTAATTTTGGCTCAAGTCCAACTGGAATACTTGGCACTTCTCTCATTGTAATTCACTCACTGAGTTAGCTATTGCAAACGATTGTAGTGTTCCTGTACCCGATACTTCTATTTGAAACTCTTTAGCGCGATAGCCACTGGGCAGTCTAACAACATTACTATCACTGACTGTTGTCGTAAAGACTAATGCACTATCCGCATAAAGTTTGAATGTCACGTTTCCAGTTGCATAAAGTCGCAGTGCGGATGGGCATATAGCATTAGGTTCACGCGCTAACTTGCTTTTCCATATATAGGTTTGATTACTCCCCGTTTCCCATGTTGATATATGTCCTGATGTATCTAACACATAGAGTTTATCTGCACTTAAATCATTAAATCCTGAAGATACTGTAAATCCTGAAATATCGGTTAATACCGCAGGATCATTACGCATATCAAACATGAATTGTTTGGTGTCTGAAAATCCTATATAAACACCTTCATAGAGATAGCCACGCATAGTGCTAGGCGAATAGGCTTGCCATTGGTCGCGTGTTAAATAGTTTTGGGTAGCAATGGCCATCTCATTTGCAGTGACTGAACAAAGACCATCCGGTGAAGCAAATAACGCATAGCCGCCCATATTGACTATACTGGCTTTATTAGCGCACGTTTGTTGATGATCAATGCGAATAGCGCTTAAGGTGCCTGGTGTAGATCCTGTTACCAAATAAGGCGCATCATCCGTAAAGACGACTAATGAATCACCTGTTGGTGCTATACCGGTTATTTTCCCTGAAAATCCAAGTTGATTAAATGGGTTAAAGGCATGGGGAAACATGGCTTCACTGACACAGAGTGAATTACTTGAATAGCCTACAATAAATCCATTAGGCGTTGACGTAATGCCTTGCATATCTAAAGGTGGTGGAAACCAGTTCAGTGATGGCATGGGTTCGCCTAAAGCGACATCGAGTAGATTATCTTCAAATATAGCATTGGTTATATCGACATCAGCTACAAATAGATATTCTGTGCTGGTTGTTCCTGTTGCTGTTCGATAAATGCGTCTTTTCCCACCCGTTAAATTATAAGGTCTTGATGCATCAGATGTTGAATCAAGCTTAGGCGTAACATCACCGCTTATACTGGTTGGGAATGTTAAAGTAACGATTTGTAAATCATTCACTGTGATTTTAACAGCGCCACTTGGTGGACCTTCTTCACCTAAAGGGGTAACATAAGAGTAAACATAGCTTCGATCTTTTTCGGTGAGATCTGTGTTAGCGGATGCTAATATGTCACTGTTAGTTAAGTTGGTGCCTAATTGTATGCCGGTAATTGCTGCGCCCACTTTATTCAATGAAGAATCAAAGTAAAAAGCTTTTGTTAAAGCAACTGTTGTCGCTGAAGTATATAACGGTGTCCCACTGCCATTCTTGGAATACACGACGTTTCCGGTTACTGTGACTTCGACTTGGAATATATCGGTTAAGGCAAAAGATCCGCAATCTGCTTTAAATACGCCATTTTCGTAGACCTTTAAAAGTCCCGCTGTCGTAGTGACTAAGGCAAAGTCAATATCTGTATAACCCGCTTTTGTTAAGGGTGCTGTATTTAAGCCACCAGCAGCAGGTAGCGTTAAACTGCCAAATTGAAACTTTGTAATGCAAGCGCCTGTAATGCTTTGTGATGAAGTAGCTTGTGTATTCCAGCCAGTGCCGCCTTTTGTTTTTGATATGCTAGTGCCATTAATGGTTGTATAGGCATTATTACTGGTTAAAGTAACAGTATCAGCTTTGAACACATCATCAGCAGTCGCAGTGCCTGTGCCTGAGCCAACACCGGTTGCTTTAAACTTCGTACCCACAACATTATCAGCTGCGCCTATTGCTGTAAAATCAGTGGTTCCATGTGTTAGTATTTTATAAGACTGCCCAACAATGAAGTTACCGGCTGCAACGGTTGCCGTCAGTGCTGTAATGGCATATTGACCAAATTCTATATCACTAATCAAAGAGAAAGTGCCAGATCCTGATGCAGCTCCTTGCAGAGAAGCATCCATATAAAATGTTTGTCCACCCACTACTTTTTTATTTTTTTTCTGATTAACAGGATCATAGGTGGTATAAACAATAGCGCCATTTTTGCTGACATTAATGGTTGTACCAATGTATTCAATTTCAAAAACATCGGTACTGACATAAGTAAACGTCGATCCACTGGCTACTACCGCACCGCTATTCAATACTTGATAACTTCCATTAGGTAGGCCATAAATAGCCCAATCTATTTTTTTAAATCCTGCATCTAGCGTTGGATCAGTATTAATACCAATAACTGCGCCAGCTAAT